GAGCAAGTACCAATAATGAAAAAGGGCTACCGCAATGGTAGCCCTCAATACTTAAGCAGTATTAATTAGTCTTCTTTAGCAATCTTCTCAAAGTAAGACATAACATCATCGTCATCATCGTTAATCTCAGGCATCTTTGGTGCTGGCTTTGACGCTACATTAGGTGCAGATGCTACTGGACGATCTTCTTGTTCAGCAATCTCTGCAGCAGACTTGCTTGCAAAAGAATCACCAGACAAAACTTCATTGAGTTTCTTTTTCAACTCATCATAAGACTTGAAGTTTTTACGATCTGTAAACTCAGACAACTTGTGTTGTGCATTTACGATAGCCAATAGTTTTTCTTCATTATCAGAAACTACTACTGGTTCGCTGAAACCTGACTCATCATAGTTTGCGTAACCATCTTTCTTACGCATACGAAGTTTGAAGTTTGCACCTTCCCACAAATCAAAGACATTAACTGGCTTCTCGTCTTCAAAAGTTGGACGAGCCTTGTCCATAATCTTATCAAAGATTTTCTTGCCAAATTTAAACAAGAATACCTTACCCTCGTTTTCAGGATGCTTAGGATCTGATACAATCAGAACATTGGCAATGAAAGAGAGTTTACGCTTTTGCTTGCGTGCGATTTCTTTGTTGGCTTCAGAACCAGAGTTCCAAAGAGTGGTGTTTAACTCACCAACAGGATCGTTTTCGCCAAGAGTGGTTAGAGAGTTTTCAATATACCACTTACCAGTTGGACCTTGGAAGCCATGAGAAAAGATTCGAACCCATGGGAGTTCATCACCTTCTACACGTGGAAGAAAGCGAAGTGTGGCTGTGCCATTACCTGCTTTGTCACCTTCCAATCGCCAAAAGCGATCATCGACATATGACTTGGTTTCTGTTTGGGGGTTTGCGACTTTCTCGAATGCATTAGAGATTGCACCAAAGTCTGAGTTGCGCATTTTGCGAAGTGCTTGAATATCCATTTCGTATTTCCTTTGTATAAAAGTATGTTAAGTATTTTTAGTATGTTTAATTGTAATTTCATCATTTATTTCAATAGCATCATCAAATGGTGTATCGTCAAAATCATAATCTTCTTCAACATAACTATTTAGCGTTTTCATTCCGCCAGTCTTTCGACCATTAGAATGTTTCGGTACTTTCCCAGAACGCTCACTGGAAAATTCATCAATGTGTTTCTTGTATGTCTTGCCCATAATATCACTATGCAATTTCTTCTATGAAGTGATTAAAAATCTTTTCGATCTTAATCTTATCGTATTTAACAAACCCAGTCAACTTTTTTATTCGTCTTAGTTCGTTATCCCAAATATATTTTACTGATACATTTTGCATCCACTTCTCTATTAAAGGATAAAAATCGTCTATAATTCTTAGTGTTTCGATGGATATCTTACCACCAATAAACATGTTTAGAGTTATTGGATATTCATTTTCAGTAAATTCAAATATTGCACTGTGTTTAAGTTTGTTCATCTCAACATAGGTTAGCATTGCAGCTAGGTCGTCAACGAACACCTTTGTAATACTTTGTTTACGTTTCATCCACTGAAGATAATTGTCTTCAGCTTCCTGTCCAGCATAGATTGCATTCTCATTACCATAAGCAAAGTTAGAAGTAAAGAACTGGATGATGTCTTTATCTTCTGGATGCTTGATGGCAAGTTTCTCAAATATGTATCTATCATTCCTAGCATTAAATGCTTCACGTGTACCACGAACATTGCCTCTGTTTTCAAAGACATTAAATTTATCGGTGGTGAAGTGAAGTTTAATTGCTAAGTAATAACGATATGCTTTAAATCCGTCCACTTTTCAATTTCCTACACTGTTCTTTCATAGCTGGAGTATAATCTGGAGAGATCTCCGCTATACTACAATTATAAGTTTTTCCACTAGGTGAATGGGTGATCAAAAATATCATGAGAGAAATATAACAAATAAAACCTATTAGGAAAAGAATCCATACTCTTATACTAATAGTATCATTATCAAACATCTAATTGTGCCTGTTTAGGTAAATAGTTCAATTCACGAAAGTCCATTTCAATCTTATCCTTCAGCGACTTATTGATAAGCTGGCAAATGTCTTCTGGTTCCAAGTAATTGATGCGGCAGTATTCAAGAACCGCATCCATATATGTCATCTTACTTTGGCTAACTTTCTGCTCAATGTGTAGAGAAAAATCGTTAGCATTTTTAAACAGCAAAACTTCATTATCTAATTTCATAATATTAATCTAGTTTCTCTGGATCAGGATTATAAACTTCATGAAATACAGTCGGATCCCAATTTTTAAATTCATCAGTGTCCTTATATGATTCATCTGTTTTAGATAATCTTTCTAACTTAGCAGCTTCAGTTTCAAATGTGCCAGCTGCAATAGCTTCTTCTTTAGCTTTCTTCTCAGCAGTGACTGCGTCTGCTCGTTCTTTAGCTGCATTAACCTTTTCTGTGTCAGCCTGTTTCAAGTCTGCCTTCTTCATCCAATATTCAGCTTCTTTAATTGAACGAGAAACATTATCATAATCTTTTAGTTTGGCTTTATATAATTTCCAAACTGGCGTATCAGTATTATCTGAATCCATCTGGTCACCATACTGGTCTAAGAACATAGAGAAAAACTTGTCGAGTCTCATTTTAACTCCAAGCAATTCCTGATACTCATTGATTTTACTAGTTGTGCTCATTTAATTTCCTTATTGTTGTGGGAGTAATAGACACAGTTATTTATCTATTATACAGTATTTATTATTGCAAGACAAGCTATTTATCCTCGTCGCATCCTTGCAATGTCCATAGCTTCTTCGTCAGAGAAGATAGGAACAGCATTGGACTTATGCATCGTTCCAATTCCTTTAACCTTAGTTCCTGTGTAGACTGGACTGGGTTTCTTACTACAGTCATGGTACCCAGAATTCAGACTAGGATACTTTACAGTTTCTCGCTGATATGGTTTCTGCTGCTTAACAACCACAGTTGCAGAAATATCCTTAGTTGGATACTTCTTTAGCATAGCTTCCCAGTTAGCTCTCAACTCTCGCTGTTTGGCATTTGGTTTAGACTTCTTTTTACTAGAATTTTTCACGTAAATAAACATAGATCACCTAAGAAAAACATTAACATTTGACACATTTCGGATAACATCATTACTTACATTAAACGCTATGGGAATCGTCTGTTGTTTCTCATCAATCAACAACGCTGGCTGATTATAACGAACATTGTAACTTCTAAAGATAGAGTTATTGACTGATTCTCCAGATTCAACATATCGATACAATTTCATATCTAAGTAATTCTCATGTAGGACTACTTCTTGTCCACCAACATCAGCTACAAGAACTAACTTTGGATTGCGTGGTAGATTCATATCAACATTAATGCTGGAACACTCATTACCACTAAAGCAGACCATCATATTGTTATTGATTGGTCGTTCTGGTGGTTTTGTAGCAGAGTAAACACCAAGAGAAGCCAATGCACCAATAGCACCAAAATTAGTCATTGAATATGATATCGCTCCACCAGTAATCATGTCACGAATGTTATTATTCGTATCTCCCTTTTGATTAACTACACTGGCAAATGATTTCATATCACTTATCCACTTCGGTTGCCATGATAAAGTTATATTTGCATTTACAGTAGTCTCATACGCTCCAACTTTAGTAGAAACTGAAGATGCATCAGCCCTAATTGCAGAAGTAACATTGTTTAGATGCCTTACAATCTTCTCTCTCTTGTCATGTTCGTCAAAATCAATATTCAATGAAGTGCCTCGATTCTTCTTCATCGAATTGTTTTTCGGAACAACATCTGCAATGATCTCTACCTCATAGCCAATAGGAGTGGAGTTTTTCGAAACAACTTTATATGTTTTAATAACTCCACCATTGTACTGGTCAATCTGCTCAGTGACACTTCCATTCTTAGCATGGTTTTCACCGATGATGAATGTGCTTGCACCTTTCTCAAGTGCTTGTGTCTTTGCATTCTCTAATGCAGAAGCATAGGTAGCACCATAACCAGTCACACGCACTTCTTCGGCAGAAGCAAACGTAGATATCAATAAAAGAGACAGAAGTGTTTTCTTCATTAGAAACCATTCATTTGAGTACGAACAACAGATGCAGCATTGATACTTTTCTTGGAAACCATAAGTGTCACAGCAACCATATTAGACTCACGATCAATACTACGATTGGAAATATAAGCACCACGTAGAATACCCTGAGAGTTATCATTAATATTTTCAGTTACA